GTTAATCCAGTTGTTCCCCATAAATTAGTAGAACTACCGTATATATTAGAGTCGCCTATTATAGGAAGTAATGGACTATTATCACCTGTATACATATTACTTTGTACAGGATTAACTGGACTTGCCATGTTATCACCAATTGCTTCGCCATTTAGCGTTAATTGCAATCGTAAATCTTCAATTCTTGAAAATCGATGCATTAGCAATGAAAATTCTATACCTACTACTGATTGCTCAGTGTCTAGAATATTAAGTCCAGTACACCATAACTCGCTAGTATGACTGAGATATTTCTCCATCCACAACCCACTGATAGTATAAAGCGGTTGCTTAGTAACAGCATAGTTGTTATCATATATTGCGCCATTGTGATTCCATCCTATAATAGGTTGCATCAAATAATCGTCTGTAGGTGTAACTTCTTGAATTGTGGTAGGTGTATAGAATTGTGTTGTCATGATGTATTTATCATAAAAAAAGGCTCCAAAGAGCCTTTTTAATATAATTAAACCTAAGTTTAAATTAGCTAAATCTTACGTTAGCGTTAGAAATACCAACACGACCTAAATAGTCAGCAGCGTTACCCAAAGATGACGCAGTGTTAGAAAGTTCAACATAACCATAACGTGTCATGAACGATACAACTGGTTCAAATGTTGATGGATCTAAAACAACACCTGAAGACATCAAAGGAATGTAAGGGCAATAAAACGCAGGAGCGTCTGATTCTGAACCACCTTTGTAACCAATTAAGATAGATGTGTTATCAGTTGCATAACTGTTAACATATACTTTCAATGAATTGTTTAATGTACCAACAAATTTAGTGTTAGTAGGAGCTTCAAAAGTACCTTCAGTAGTACGAGCAAAAGCTGAAGTAGTAGCTGATTGTAAAATTGTTAAAGCAAATGGAGATACAACAGCATAGTTGCCAGCGCCACGACGTGTACGTTGTGCAATTAAGTTACTTACACGGTTGATTTGAACAGCTAATGCAGCATGTTCGTCACCTACGAAAGTAGCAGTACCTGATACTGCAGATTGGTCATATCTTTCAACATCTGAACCAGCCAATGTTAACAATGAAGCGATAATTTCTTGATCAATCTCAGCAGTAATTTCTTGAGCTAATGCAGCCATAATTTCTGCTTCAACGTCAATACCTTGTTGTGCTTGAGCGTCTTGAGCAGCTTCAAATGTCCAGCGAGCTGATAACTTACGAGTTTTTGCTTCAACTGTTTGTTTCAAGATTTGAATGCTCATTTTTTTGCCTGCTTGTCCTTCTAAAGTTGCAGTTGACGCAGCTTTCGCTGTAGCTGATTCATTACCTGAATAGCTTTCTGCAATTTTGAATGGGCTTAATGCTTCTTCGCCTGCTAATACACCAGCACCTGTGCTAGAATCTGCATAACGAACACGCAATGTATGGATTTGACCAACTGGGCCAGTCATCGGTTGTACACCTACCAATTCGTTAGCAATAACAGTTGGCATAACACGACGAATTACTGGTAAAATCACACGGTTTAAAGTTGAGATGTTTCCAGCTGATGTAGCACCAGCAGTAGGAGATTCTATCAAATACCTACGTGTATTTTCAAGTGTTACGCCCATTACTGATTTTTTTGTACCTGTCAAGCCTTCTAAAAGTGCTTGCTTTGTTTCTGCCCAACGGCCATTAAGTAGTTCTGACATTTAAATTCTCCTAAATTTTTATAGACCAGCGAGGCGGCGGATATCAATAATGTTTGATTCATCTTCGCTGCTACGGGTGGTTGTGGAAACAGCTTTGTTTCCTGTTATTTCTTTAGCTTCTACAAGAGCTTGTCTTTTTTGTGGTGCTTGTTTACCAGAAATTACTGCCGGTAAGTATTTTTCAAAGCTTTCGTTAAGTTTTGAAGTTTTCACACTCGTCATCAATTCGCCCATAATAGAGCGTTGTTCAGCGTTTAGAGGAGCCAACAATTCGCTCATAATTGCTTTTCTTTCTTGCGACTCTTTCAACGCAACGATTTCTGCTTGTTTGCTTTCTAATATTTTTTCAGCTTTGACAACTGCATGTGCAGCCTCATTGATGGCCAAATCTTTCATGTCTATGACTTTGAGCAATTTTGCAGTTTCGGATTTTTCATTCAAGTAACTCGCTTGATATTCAACAGCAAATGCTTCAAATAATTTGCGACCAAAATCTGTACGACGAGCTGATTCAATATCTTCTTTTAATGCAGTAATTTCAGCGTTTAAGGTAGTACCTACAACACTTTCAACCATTGCAGCTGCACGTTGTACAAACTGTTGTTTTACTCGTTTGATTTCTTGACGACCTTCACGAATCAGACGAACTTTTGATTCGGCTACGTCTTTTTTATCTTTGTAGAACTCTGCAATTTCTTGTGCAAGAGCTTCTACTACGAAGTGTTCTAATGTACCAAATTTATTAGCCATTGTCATTTGATCTTCGTGTAATTCTTTAACTTCTTGTGCTAACTGACGTGTAACAAAAGTGTTAACGGTTTTTGCGCTTTCGGTCATTTTTCTAGCAAATTTAATTTTCATTTCTGCTAGTTGTTTACGATCGTCAACGAATTCACTAAGTTCACTTTGAAGTTGCTCAGAAATCATACGATCAACTGCTTCAACCATTGTGCTCTTATCATGCTCGTATTTACGAGCGAATTCTTCGCGGAGTTGTTGAGAAACTAATTCACGGTTTTCAACAATACGTTGATCCCATGCTTGTTCAATAGACTCTTTGATCTCTGCCGAAACCACATTGTTTTCAAATAAAGTTTTTAGTGCGTCCAACATATGTGATTCTCCTTTACTATTGGAGTTTGCTTATTATATTCAATAAGCTCTCTTTGAGGTATTTTTGTGCTTTTGGATCTCCTCTAACTTCTTCCGCTATGCGAAAGGATTTAAGGCCACCTTGTGTATTCATTAGGTGTTCGTAAATAGGCGTAGGGTAAGCTCCTGGAGCACTTGGTTGAGCTACCATATCAACTGTGATAATCTCAAAATCTGAAACTTCACCGGATCCGCTATCGCTAACGTTACCAGATCCGCGTGAACTAACGCCAAGTTTCACTCCGCTTTCTAACATTGTTTTGATTAATTGTCCCATTGGTGTTGGTAAAATTTTAAGTTTACCGTAACCATTTGGGCCTTCCATCCACATGTTAGTTATCATATGCGAAACTCGGTCTAAGTTTATTTTTAGATCATCTGGATGATCTACTTCTCCGAGCACAGAATAACCGTTTTGAATTTGATCGTTGAGGGTTTTAACAGCCTTGCTAATCTCGCTCACAGGATACACACGTTGATTTGCGTTGCGGATGCCACCTTGTATACAAATACCGCTCATATACAAGTTCTTTCCTTCCTTGTCGTCGGATTCAACGATCATTTGTGCTTCGTTGAAGCTAAGGTTTTCTCGGAGATGTAACATAAATTATTTTCTGCCTGGAATCAAACTTTTTGTGTTTGGAGCTGATTCGCGGTTACCTTTTTTCTCTGCACCGTGACCTGGTTGTTGGCTTTTGAATGCTTTTTTACCAGCGTTACTATCTTTACGATTATGTACTTGCATACCTTTAGTTAAGTCTTGGGTAGCTGGGTTTAACAAACCGCCTTTTGTACCTTCACCAGATGCTTCTTTTGCAAATACAGGTGCTGTTCCACCCATGTCATTGTATTTTGGTTTATTAAAAATACTTTTATTGTTTAAGCCGTTGTCACCGTGTTTAGGTAATGCAACTTTGTTTACGTATTCAAACATGCTTTGGAATTCATTTTCTTCTTCGCCAGCGCCAAATTCATCGCCGCCCATCATGTCGCCGCCAAATTCATCGCCGCCTAATTCATCATCAGCACCAAACATGTCATCATGTTCTGGTTCATCTTCTTCGCCAGCTAATAATTGTTCAAATTCTGATTTTAATTCGTCTAATGCATCTTCAAGATCCATAACGCGATCTTCTAAACCTTCGTCGCCTTCTTCATCACCAAATTCGTCATCACCAAATTCATCGTCTTCGCCTTCTTCGTCGTCAGCACCAAACATGTCATCGTCTTCGCCTTCTTCGTCGTCAGCACCAAACATGTCATCGTCTTCGCCTTCTTCGTCGTCAGCACTAAATGCGTCATCTTCAGAATCATCTTCTTCAAATTCTTCTGCTAATAATTTTTCGTAAATCTCACGCGATTTACCTACTACGATATTGTGAAAAATATCTTTCGCTGCTTCGTGATCTTCATTGATCAATGCCTCAAGCATGGCTTCAAATTTTGTACGGTCAGTCATGTTAATCTCCTGTGATAATTTTTATACAAGGCTGTCTTATATTTACACTACTTATAAAAAAGAATGTAAATATGGGGTCAAACCGGTGGTTTTTTTAATATTTTAGAATTATTTATACTGCAGGTGGTGGAGTTGAATACATTGCGTTAACGAATGATAATTCAACTTCTTGTTCTAAAATATGAGCTTCACTGCTCTTACGTAATTCATTAATTTGCCTAAGAGATAAACGTGTTTTGCGTGTATCTGAACGCTGCATTACCGATTTATCATTATCAGGATTGTACCGCATATCACTAGCAACATGGCGTGTGTTAGGGTCAATATAAAAAAGTTCTCTAAGTATCATATATCTATTTATCACATTGATGGCGGCATACCGCCTGCAGGTGCGCCAGCTGGGGGCATACCAGCTCCCATGCCACCCATTGATGGATCCATGCCCATGCCCATATCAGCCGG